CTTGCGCAGCTCACGGTAAGCGCCCATCGTCGGCAGTCCAATCGGCTTAAACTGAGGGATTCGCCACGTTGACGCCCATGCAGTAACAGCGGCGGCGGGATCTTTGAGCGGTTTGCCGGTATCTTTATCGAGCTCGCCATCTAGCGCGTAACCGTCGATATTTTTGGCGATGTATTTCGCGATGTACCCGGCCGCACCGCCTTTGTTCAGGTGCTTAGCCTGAAAGCGGTTGCGAGCAGCACCGCGCTCGTCGCCATCCTCTTTGAGAGCATAACGACGCATAATTTCGGTGATTTCTTTGCGCTGCTGGCGCTTGCAAAACAGCATCATGTGCCAGTGCGGCGTCCCGTCATGGTGCGGCTCGACGACGCGCATACCGTAAACCTGCAAATCATTATCTTTGAAAGCGGTACGCATCAGGCTCCAGATACGGCAAAGATAACGCTGCGCATCCTTCGGTGTGTAAGCCTCACCATTCCAGCCATGATTAAGCTGTACAGTCTTATCTTTACCCTTCCCGACCTGACGAGTCGGGTGATACTTCGACGGTGCAGTCAGCGTGATAAACATACCGACATCACCCTCAGCAGCGGCATAACGCTCAATCCCCGCAATGGTGTTCATCAGCTCCATGCGGCGAATTTCAGGATTGGAAATACTCCCCATCACTTTGCTGATAAGGTCGATACGTTCGCCGGTAACTTTGTTTTCCAGCTCGCAGGATTTCAGGTATTCAAGATTTGCCAGGCGGCGTGCATGCACATCACGGATGGCGTTTTTACTGGCATACGGCGAGCGGTCTTTATTCACCTCGCCTGCAGCAATCAGCAGCGCTTCATGCCAGCGCATGCGCTGCGCCTTAAACTGGTTAGTCCACCATTCATCGTTAATCAGGCGAGCGACGGCGGAAAATGCCTGTCGGATTGTCATCTGGCCTTTGCGGTATTTCTTCCAGAAAAGCGGGGCAACATTAAAAGCACGAGCTGCGCCAGCAACATGACCGTACAGGTGCGCCTGAGCCTCATCGGTAAAAAGCGACTCTTTGCCACCGTGCGCCTCAGCCCATGCGTCGCTTAACTCCTCGTACATGATGAAAAGCTGAGAGGCGATACGAGACGCAAATTTTTTCAGCTCTTTATCGTTCATCCCCGGCAGGCGCGCGTAATTCTCACTTTCAGCAAGAAACAGCAGCGACGCCTCTATATTCATTTCGTTACGCTGATTAACCCGCTCAATGCGCGGCCACAACCGGCGCAGAAATGTCGACTTGAGGAAATACAGCCCATGCACAGGGCTTTTGTTGCGCCTGATATATTCATAGCGCGAAGTAAACAGAGAACTTAAAAAGTAAGGTAGGCGGTCAATTTTAGATAAAACCCCTTGCACCTGACGCAGCTCGTCACGTGTAAGGGGTCTCTCACGCCCAATAGCCTCACGCGGCGCGTTCCATGAGTAAACACCGGCAAACTCTTTGCCGGTGCTTTTTGCAAATGGTGGTGGCGGTGTAGGGGCAGAACGCCCCCGAATTTCAACGGCCATTTGTGTCAAAAGCCCTTAAACACTGCTGACCGAGTAGCTCAACCTGAGCGCTCAATTCCTCAAATGAGACAGCACTACCGCTCAAAATATCGTGATGAATCAGACCGGAAACGAGCTGGTTTAATTTGTGGTAATAGCCGACAACATCCAGCCACTCTTTACCGGCATTCTTCCCTGTTTTAGCGGTCTTTTTCTCCTGCAAAATGAACTGAAAACGGTCACTTGACGAAATAGCGCTCGCCAATCTCGATACGAATGCTCATGCCTGCCCCCGAAAGTGTTTAGCTTTTGATTCAAGCGCTGACTGACAGTAGACACAGCGTGTCGCCGACGGATATGCCGCACGGCGGTCGGCAGGGATTGGTGCGTCACATTCTTCGCAAACCAATGCAGCAGCGCCGCACGGTTTCACCCGAGCGGCGTTAATCTGGCGAGTCAGTGATTCCGTCTGTCGCTCCTGAATGTGATCCATATAATCCGGCATTGATTTAGCTCCTCTCTCTGTTCAGTTTTTTAAACTCACCGGCGCAGTAACCGGTTAGCTCGATAGTTAATTTCGATAATTCATCTACGGTGGTGATTTGCTTATGAAAAACGGCGCGTTTCACAAGCAAATTGACCACATCCGTCAGGAGGTTTAATTCACTCGAATAAATAGCGATGGTTGATTCCGTCATCGCTCCGGTTTCTTTATCGCGCTTAATGTCAGCAAGCGATAATTCACCGTTTTTCATAACCGCAATCTTTAGCCAGTTATTAAGTAATACGGATTGCATCAGAGACATTAAAGAGAGTCCCCACGAGAAAGGCCGATATTATGAAACTTGATGGATTCCTGACTGAGTAACTCGACTATCTCCACGCGCGATAACTCAGCGCCAGCTATATGACGGATTAAACTATCCAGATGAGAGGAAAAGCGCGTCGCCGCATCTGCCTGCGCTTCGGCTCGTGCCTGTTGCAGCACTAATAAGAAGTTACCGCTCTGCTTTCCTGTTACTGTATGCATGACTTTCTCCAGACAAAAAGAAGTCCCGCACAATTAAGTGCGTAAAAAACTACGGTTGTTTATTTAATGCAGATATTGCTCAGGCTTTACCGAGGTTAATATTGTTGGTGCATATTCAAATAAATTAAAAAGCTCTCGCAATGCACGAAATAAGGCATCACGCCAATAACAGGAATCTTCATTAATACGCCAGTAAGGCTGATTAAATTCTTTTTCAGTTAATCCGGCATGCATAAACAAAGTGCGACGTTGGCTGACCGTCAAAAAACTAATATACGCATACTCGCTCGCGCCAACCTGTCGACGTCTGGAAAATGCAGCACGCAGCTCATCAATAGCGCAAACCAATCGCTCGCGGTCTACATCGTTCATTTCTTCAAAACGCATCGTCGCGTGACGCTGCTTTAACTGAGCATGAAAACAAACGGTCAGTAGCTCACGTTCCATCATCTGATTGTAAAAATCGCAACTATCCTGCCAGCGAGGCGCGGCCAGATATTTACCAATCAGACCGCGCAGAGCTGCAGGCTGTTTCTCCACGATACCAAGTGTCATCACAGGCATTTCCAGAACCTCCGGGATTTCAGAAAAGCAAAAACGGCGCTAATAACGCTCTGTTTTTTGGTGCAGATGATGATGCCCTTGCGCCCTCTGCCGTGGGTAATAGTGAAATCCATCGCCCTCGGGCTCTCGTTACGCAATAACTGAGCAATGCAACGAGGCTCATTCATAATCAAAGCCCCATCCAAAGCAGCCACGCGTCACGCTGTTCTACCGGTCGGTTGTAGAACGCTTCACGCACACCACGATTGAACTCAGGAATGAAAACTAGCTTGTCGCCTGCGCGAGCATTCGGTTTAGATGGATCGCGAAACTCAACAATCGGCAGCTTGTTAGCTTTCAGCATTTCAACAACCGCAGTACGCGGCTTTCCAAGCAACTCGGCGAATTTATCAGGATGTACTGCGTCAATCGGGTACTGAATCACATAGTTATTTGCGTCCATAAAACACCTCTCGTGCTAATCTTGTCGGATCCAGCCCTTTCAAAACCGTTCAGGAACGTTCCTGACAGGCTGGACTCACGCCCAAAATGGTATACATATAGGTTCCATTTGCGGGAAATTTAGGACACATATAGGTTCCATGTCAAATGAAATTAAGCGAGAAGGTGAAAGCCTTAAGGGAAGCTGAGGGGTTAAGTCAGGCTAAGTTTTGCAAAATCATTGACTTGCCACTGAGTACGTTAAAAAAATATGAAACAGGCAATTTCGAACCCGGAGGAAACGCCCTGCTCAAGATTACGACTCACCCCCAATTTCAGAAATATGCACTTTGGTTGATGACAGATAAAACAGCCCCGCAAGCTGGTCAAATAGCACCGGCTTTCGCACACATTGGGCAAGAATCAACGGAATCAGACCACTCCGAGAAACAGACTGGTTAACACTCTACAAAAATTATATTTTCACCATTTGTTACCAAGATGGTGAATGCAGCGCCGGAGGGCTTTCTTATGGCAATTAAGAAGCTCGATGATGGTCGCTATGAAGTGGACATTAGACCTCGCGGCCGCGACGGAAAACGCATCCGCAGGAAGTTTGAAAGAAAGGCTGAGGCAGTAGCATTTGAGCGATACACAATCGCCAATGCCAGCCAGAAAGAATGGGCAGGTCAGCGAGCAGACCGTCGAACGTTAACGGAATTGCTGGACGTCTGGTGGAAGTATCACGGACAAAACCACGAGCACGGCACAAAAGAGTTTAACCACCTGCTCAAAACTATCAGCGGCATAGGTGATATGCCGGTGAGTCGGATGAGCAAAAGAGCTCTGATGGATTATCGTTCTACGCGCCTGCGTGATGGCATAAGCGCCGCGACAATAAACCGTGACATGTACCGATTATCAGGCATGTTCACCAAGTTAATTCAGTTGGATGAATTTTCCGGGCAACACCCGATTCACGGACTGCCGCCGCTGGCGGAGGCCAACCCGGAAATGACGTTTCTGGAAAAATCAGAAATCGAAAAACTGTTAAATGTTTTGGTTGGTGATGATTTACTGGTCGCGCTTTTGTGCCTGAGCACCGGCGGAAGATGGACGGAAGTTGCCACGCTGAAACCAGCACAGATAATAAGCTGCAGGGTTACCTTTTTGAAAACCAAAAACGGTAAAAAGCGAACTGTACCGATTTCTGAGGAACTGGAGAAGAAAATTAAAGAGGAGGCCAGCGCTAAATTGTACAAGGTCGATTATGAGAGGTTTTGCGGGATTTTACGCAGAGTAAAGCCTGATATACCACCCAATCAGGCAACCCACATTCTGCGACATACATTCGCAAGTCATTTCATGATGAACGGGGGCAACATAATTGCGCTGCAGCAGATTCTCGGGCATGCGAGCATTCAGCAGACGATGGCCTACGCGCACCTTGCGCCTGACTACCTGCAGAACGCCGTCGCACTGAATCCTCTTAACGGTGGAGTTACGTTATAAATTACCTCTCTGAGTGTCCACATAGTGTCCACACTCAGAGAATTTTAAAACCGCTCCACACCGTTACAGCTTTTTCTAAGTGGCTGTATTTGCTTAGATTGAGAGGTAAGTGATTGATAAAAAAAACCCCCACATCATGTGGGGGAAGACAGGGATGGTGTCTATGGCAAGGAAAACAGGGTTTGTTACTGGGGTTGCAGGGTGTTGCTACTACTCGAAAGCATCATTGCTGAGCCTTTCTGCATCCTTGCAACCTCACGCAACTGATCCATACGTTGCTGGTGCTTAGCATTTAAAACCGCTTGCTGCTCTGGCGTAAGCAGGTGGTACATCTGGTTGCGGACCTTAGCCATTTCAACCTGGCGAGCAACCTGTTCCTGCGCCATCTTTTCTGCCTGAGCGCGCACAGCGTTTTCATCAAAATTTTCTGGGGTGACAAGGCGATGCATTGTCTCCATTTCGCTAACATTAACGGGGAGCCTGTCGTGGCGTGCCCGTTGCATAAGATCCCGTAACTGCTGACGTTGCTGCTCGGTTAAACTTATGCCGTCAAACATATGGCTCTGGCTACCGCGCTGTCCCCCTTCGTCTCCGGGGAGCCAGTTAACGCTGGTAACGACTTCAGCGGCCTGGCTATATGCACTTAGCGCCAGCGTTGAGGCCATGACGGCAGCGATAACATTGCGCATCACATACTCCCAAAACGTTTGTGTCGCGATTCAACGAGAGACAGTCTACGATTCAGGCTGCAAACATGCGTCAGGGGGTGTAAAACAACGTAAAGTCATGGATTAGCGGGCCTTGATGACGTAATTTCTGCCTCGGAGGTATTTAAAAGATGAATAAAATCCTGTTAGTTGATGATGACCGGGAGCTCACCTCCCTGTTAAAAGAGCTGCTCGATATGGAAGGTTTTAACGTGCTGGTGGCCCATGATGGGGAACAGGCGCTGGCCCTTCTGGACGACAGCGTTGATTTATTGCTGCTCGACGTGATGATGCCGAAGAAAAACGGTATCGATACGCTGAAAGAGCTGCGTCAGACACACCAGACCCCGGTTATCATGCTAACAGCGCGCGGGAGCGAGCTGGATCGCGTTCTCGGCCTTGAGCTGGGCGCGGATGACTATTTGCCTAAGCCGTTCAACGATCGTGAACTGGTGGCCCGTATACGCGCGATTCTGCGCCGTTCCCACTGGAGCGAGCAGCAGCAGACGACCGAAGCCGGATCGCCAACGCTGGAAGTGGATGCCTTAAGCCTGAACCCGGGCCGCCAGGAAGCCAATTTCGATGGTCAGACGCTGGAGCTCACCGGTACCGAGTTCACCCTGCTCTATCTGTTAGCGCAGCATCTCGGCCAGGTAGTGTCGCGTGAACATTTAAGCCAGGAAGTGTTAGGCAAGCGCCTGACGCCGTTCGACCGCGCCATCGATATGCATATTTCCAACCTGCGGCGTAAGCTGCCGGAGCGCAAAGATGGCCATCCATGGTTTAAAACGCTGCGTGGTCGCGGGTATCTGATGGTTTCCGCTTCATGATTGGAAGTTTGACTGCACGCATCTTCGCCATCTTCTGGCTCACGCTGGCGCTGGTGTTGATGCTGGTGCTGATGTTGCCCAAACTGGATTCCCGGCAGATGACCGAGCTGCTGGAAAGCGAGCAGCGTCAGGGCATCATGATCGAGCAGCACGTCGAGGCCGAGCTGGCCAACGATCCGCCAAACGATCTGATGTGGTGGCGCCGTCTGTTTCGCGCCATTGATAAATGGGCGCCGCCGGGACAACGCCTGCTGCTGGTGACCAGCGAAGGCCGCGTGATCGGCGCAGAACGCAACGAGATGCAGATCATTCGTAACTTTATCGGCCAGGCCGATAATGCCGATCATCCGCAGAAAAAACGCTATGGCCGCCTGGAAATGGTGGGCCCGTTTTCCGTCAGGGACGGCGAGGATAACTATCAGCTCTATCTGATTCGTCCCGCCAGCACCTCCCAATCCGACTTTATCAACCTGTTGTTTGACCGGCCGCTGCTGCTGCTGATCGTCACGATGCTGGTCAGCGCCCCGCTGCTGCTGTGGCTGGCGTGGAGCCTGGCGAAACCGGCGCGTAAGCTGAAAAACGCCGCCGACGAAGTCGCCCAGGGCAACCTGCGCCAGCATCCGGAGCTGGAAGCCGGGCCGCAGGAGTTCTTAGCCGCTGGCGCCAGCTTTAACCAGATGGTGACCGCGCTGGAGCGGATGATGACCAGCCAGCAGCGGCTGCTGTCGGATATCTCGCATGAGCTGCGCACACCACTTACGCGCCTGCAGTTGGGCACCGCCCTGCTGCGTCGCCGCAGCGGTGAGAGCAAGGAGCTGGAGCGCATCGAAACCGAGGCGCACCGGCTGGACAGCATGATCAACGACCTGCTGGTGATGTCGCGCAATCAGGCCAAAAATGCCCTGGTCAGCGAGACGGTGAAAGCCAATCAGCTGTGGGGCGAAGTGCTGGACAACGCGGCGTTTGAAGCCGAGCAGATGGGTAAATCTTTCACCGTTGAATATCCGCCGGGCCCCTGGCCGCTGTACGGTAACCCTAATGCGCTGGAAAGCGCGCTGGAGAATATCGTCCGCAACGCCCTGCGCTACTCGCACACGAAGATTTCCGTCAGCTTCTCGGTGGATAAAGACGGGATTACGGTTAACGTCGACGACGACGGCCCGGGCGTCAGCCCGGAAGATCGCGAACAGATTTTCCGGCCATTCTACCGGACCGACGAGGCGCGCGACCGCGAGTCCGGCGGCACCGGTCTGGGGCTGGCGATTGTCGAAACCGCTATTCAGCAACACCGCGGTTGGGTGAAGGCCGACGACAGCCCGCTGGGTGGTTTGCGCTTAACCCTTTGGCTGCCGCTGTATAAGCGCACCTGACTCTGTCCCGGCTTTGGCTGCCCCAAACCGGGGGGATCCCCCCA